TCTCACTGAGCGCGAGCATGAGATCTATCGGCTCACTGTGGTCAACCAGCTCACGCAGGACGTGATCGCGGACAAGCTTGGCATCTCACAGCAGCGCGTGAGTCAGTTGCTCGCCGCTGCTCGCGCCAAGCTTCCGCCCGTGGATCTTGAGGCCGTGAGACAGAACGCGCTCGCGCTACACGAGGACGTGATCCGCAGGGCGTATGAACTGGCCGAGATGAAGGGCGCACCGGTCACGGCCGGCAAAGATGGATCGGTCGTCTATGACCCTGAGGACAACTCGGTGGTGCGCGACTTCGCCGGCAGACTGGCCGCGCTCAACCTCGCACTTAAGGCTGATGAGCAGCGCCGCAAGTTGCTGGGTGCGGACGCGGCCAGCAAGACCGAAGTGACTGGCAGCGTTCGGTATGAGGTGGTCGGCATCGACACGTCGGACCTGACGTAGCTTGTCCACCATGGCGCTGCTGCTCGTGGTTGCATGGGGGTGGGGCATGTTGCTCGGTTGGGCGCTGACCGTCACGGTTGATCGTTTCTGTAACCCATGGAAGGGCGAGCACCGAGCACGCTACTAGTTGACATCTGGACTGTGTCGGGTAGACTGGATGCATGGCGAACGAGATGACACAGGACATGGCCGACATCATCGGCGCGGCAAACGGTGACTCTGGTTGCCGCATGGTTGTCAAGATCATGCGTGAGGATGAGCCGGAGCGCTACACGGCCGAGCTTCGGCACTGCCTGTTCGATGGGTATGTGGATCGGCTCGATGAGGGTGCAACGATGATCATTGCTACGCGTGCGGGTATCGCCGCTCGGCATTCGGCCGTCAACCGGGGTGTGGTGCGCGCGTGAACATGCCGACCGTGCTCGACATCTGTTGCCGCAAGGGCGGTGCGGCGCGTGGCTATCAGCGCGCCGGTTTCTACGTGATCGGCGTGGACATCGAACCGCAGCCTGGTTATGTGGGCGATGTGTTCATCAAGGCTGACGGTATCGAGATCTTGCGATCGTTGATCGTTGATCCGACATTACTGTGCGGCGTACGACCGGATCTCATTCATCAGTCATGGTCGTGTCAGGCGGGCAACACACAGACGGCGAGCAATCGCAAGCGTGGCATCACGGACAATCATCAACAATTGATCCCGCTTGCCCGTGAACTGTCGGACAGGATCGGTATCCCGTACCTGATCGAGCAACCCACGTCGAGCGTCAAGGGCTTGATCAGGCGTGATCTCACGCTGTGCATGGACACATTCAAGGGCGAGCTTCCGCCACCGTGGGTACAGAAACACCGGTCATTCGAGATCTCCGGCTTCACGGTGCCTCAACCGAAGCACGTCAAACATATTGGTCATGTACGCGGTTGGCGCGGGCGGCATGGTGACGTGCCAGGGTTTTACCGCGACGGGCCGTATGTCGCGCCGTACGGGGATGGTGGCGGCAAGGCGAAAGTATGGGAACTTCGCCACGCGATGGGCATCGATTGGATGACGGATCACTTCGACCTGCGTGAGGCCATCCCTCCTGCGTACACCGAGTACATCGGGCGCGCGTTCCTCAATGGACAGTGATCATGCGTTTGTGCCGGTAGCGAGAGGCCGGCTGAACAGTTAGCCTAGGCGCACCTAGTTGACATCTGGACTAGGTGCGCCTAGGCTATGGGTATGGCGAACAAGCTGATGGAGAGCACAGTAGGTACTGTCACGATGTCGAATGGCACGCTACGCGAGGCGTACCGGAACGTATACAAGATCGTTCAGTTCAACGCCGATGGCAGTGTCGGCACTCCGCTGATGGACGTCAGGATTGAATTCCTGCTGTTCACCAACGCGAACGCCACAGCGGGACGCAGATATCGCAAGGTCACAAGCAAGCAGGCAGCTACATTCAAGGCCGACGATTAGATCCGCTCCGGCGCTCCCTTGATTCAGGGGAGCGCCTTCGTATGCTCGGCGCATGACACAAGCGGTGGTGCGGCGATACGCGGCCAGGGGTGCGGCGCTCGAAGTCTTTCGCCGGCGAGAGCCTGAAGTGCTCATCGCAGGGCCTGCGGGCACCGGCAAGAGCCGGGCGTGTCTGGAGAAGTTGCACCACATGTGCATGCTCAACCCCGGCATGCGGGCGCTCATCGTGCGCAAGACGCACCGCTCGTTGTCCGCTACCGGGCTGGTGACCTTCCGCGAGCATGTGCTGCCTGAGGCGTTGGCACACAAGCACGTGTGGTGGTACGGGGGGAGCGGCGAGAAGCCTGCCGCCTACATGTACGCGAACGGCTCGACCGCCGTGGTGGGCGGCATGGATCAGGCGATGAAGATCATGTCATCGGAGTATGACCTGATCTACGTGCAGGAAGCTACCGAGATGACCATCAATGATCTTGAGTTGATGACCACTCGCCTACGCAACGGGAAGGTGTCTTTCCAGCAGTTGCTCATGGACTGTAACCCACAGCAACCGACGCACCTTCTCAAGAAACGCTGCGATGCCGGCCAGACGGTCATGCTGCACGCGAAGCATGAGGACAACCCCATCCTCTTCGATCTGCTTCCTGATGGCACGTATCGGATCACCGAGCGCGGGCGCGGCTACATCGAGAAGCTTGACGCGCTTCAGGGTGTGCGCAAGCTGCGGCTACGGCATGGCATCTGGGCTGCGGCCGAGGGCGTCATCTACGAGGGGTGGCGTCCCGAGATTCACCTCACGGACCGCAAGATCTTGCCGTATGAGTGGCCTCGGTTGTGGGGCGTTGACTTTGGATTCGTGCACCCGTTCGTGTGGCAGATGTGGGCCATCGATCCGGATGGCCGGCTATGGCTTGAGAAAGAGATCCACCGTACGCAGCGCCTGGTTGAGGATCACGCGAAGGACATCCTGGCCGTGGTCACGAAGCAGGACGGCAAGACATGGAAGTACCCGCGCCCGCGTGCCATCCTCTGTGACCACGATGCCGAGGATCGCGCCACGCTCGTGCGTCACCTCGGGCTCGGCACCACGCCCGCCAAAAAGACCGTGAGCGATGGCATACAGGCCATGCAGTCGCGCCTCAGGGTGCTCGCGGACGGCAAGCCTCGCCTGTATGTGTGCAGGGATTCCCTGGTCAGCCGCGATGAGGCGCTTGCTGAGGCCGGCAAACCGACGTGCTTCGCCGAGGAGATCGAAGGCTACGTGTGGGAGAAGACTCCGGACGGTAAGCCGGACAAGGATCAGCCACACAAAGAGGATGACGACAGTATGGACTGCGCGCGGTACGTGGTCAGTGAACAGGACCTGCACGGTACGACGCGCGTCCGTTGGGGGTAGTTGACATCTGGACTGCGAGCGCCTAGACTGGGTGCATGAGTCTTGAGGCGTTTGCTCCGGAGCCCGGCATGACGGACATGGAGATCTACCGGCTGTTCTTGGATGCGGTCGGCCAGGCACCCGATGCTCCCGTGCCGCTGGCCCGTTCCGGGCACTGCTATGAGGTGCCCGCCATGGGCGTCTACTTCGATGACGATGGTGATCTCATCGTGGCGCACGTGCATGACTGACTAGTTCCATCTTGACGCCCGCGTACCTGTCAGGTACGCGGGCGTTTCTGCTGTACCATCCGCATCATGGTCACCATCGGTGCGACATGGACACAAGCACGTGCTGCCCGCCGAGAGCGGCCGGCACGCGTGTCCGTGGTGCGCCTCATGGTGGCCTGGCTCGCTCGCGTGCTGCCTGCCTGGCCGCGAGTGCGGACCACCGTGATGCAACTCGGGGCGTTCGGCTTTCTGGACTACGCCGCGTGGCACTGGAAAGGCGCTGTGCTCGGTTGCGTGGCCATCGGCGTGAGCCTGTTCGTGCTTGAGGCGCTGACGGGTGAGCCGAAGCGCGGTGGTCGATGAGGTCACTTGGGCGCACCATCGCGTCGGCGTTCACCGCGAAGGCTCCGGTCCCGTTCGTCTCTCGTGGTCTTGAGGGGCGTTGGGGTGGCCGGCCGAACCGTGGTGATCAGGTCGCCCAGATGGATGCGATGGGTGCCAGCGCCACCCTGTTCAGCATCGTGAACCGCACGAGCACGGCGGTGGCCAAAGAGTGCTGGCACCTACATAGAGCCGCCCCTGGTGCGGTGTGCGACTATCGCGCGCCCGGTGACAACGATCCGTGCGGTGCGCACGACGTGATGATGGTGGACAGACACCCCGCCCTGGCAGTGCTGGCACACCCGAACGATTTTTACACCACTCAGGAATACTTCGAGAGCGGACAGCAGCACGTTGACCTGACGGGTGAAGGCTGGACTGTCGTCGGGCGACTGGGCAGTGTGCCCTATGAGTTGTGGGTGGCGCGCCCTGATCGCATGATCGTAGTCACGAACCGCGCTGACTTCCTGGTCGGGTACATCTACGTCGATCCGGACGGCAACGAGATGCCGATTCGGAAAGAGGATGTGCTCAGTATCCGCATGCCCAATCCGAAGAATCCGTATCGCGGCATGGGGCCGGTGCAGACCATCCTGGCCAACGTGGACTCGGCGGCGTACTCCGCAGAGTGGAACGCCAATTTCTTCCGCAACGGGGCGCGGCCTGGCGGCATCGTCAAGCTAGAACGCACCATGGGTGACACCGAGTTTGAGCAGCTTGTGGAGCGGTTCAACTACAACCACAAGGGGCCGGCCAACGCGAACCGTACCGCCTTCCTCGAAGAGGGCGATTGGATCGACGTCAAGCCGATGAGCGTTGCTGACATGCAATTCGTCGAGACCGCCAACCTGAACCGCGACACGATTCTCCTGGCGTTCGGCATGAGCAAATTCGCCGTGGGTGTGGTGGACGATATCAACCGCGCGACAGCTGACGCGAGCAAGGCATGGTTTGGCGAGACACAGACAGTGCCCCGGCTCGACCGCTGGAAAGCGATGCTGAACAGTGACTTCGGTCCACAGTTCGGCGGCATGTGGACACCTGATCTGAGCTTCGTCTATTCCAACCCCGTGCAGGCTGACCGCGAGGCGGCGCGACTCGACAAGGCCGCTGACGTGGCCAACTTCGTTGCCCTGGTGACCGTGGGCGTGGACCCGGCACAAGCGGCCGAAGTGTGCAACCTGCCGCCGCTGCTGGTCGAGCGCGCCATCGCTGCCGCTCCCGAACAGCCGATGCCCGATGCTGCGGCCACCCTGGCCGAGATTGCTCGGCGTGCGCCGGCGGCGATTGGGTCATGACATGGGACGCGTTGAGCCGATCGCTGCTAACCGATGGGTTGCTCGTGAGCA